AAGAAATACCTTACGGTCTCATTAACGGAACAAACAAGACATTTACGTTAGCTGACAATCCAGTACTGGGTAGTGAGCATTTATACCTGAACGGGGTGCTACAGCAAAGTGGAGGCAACGACTACGTAATAGACAACAATGTCATTATATTTATCGAGGCACCATTGGAAGGAATGACTTTACGTTGTACCTACTACTACAATATATAAAATTTCATTTATTTTTATTCACCCCTCAACTACCGTAGAAGAGCGCTATACGTATAACGAAAATAATTTACATACAATGAGTCTTGAAACATATTCAACATCAGATTTATATTTAACAGCCTACCTTAAAATTAAGGGGCACCGTTTCACAGTGGAAAAATCTGCAAAGAAATCCACATTCATGTTTAACCAAACGCCCGATTTACTATCAAATGTAGATGAATATTTAACGGAAACAGGTTCGTGCGAACCCTTAGCATTCACAAATGCTATAAAGAACTTGAAGAACTTGCTATTTAACCGATAGTAATTTCACCAGATAGTTCAACTAGTTAACTATTTAATTAATTTCTTTAAATCTACAAAGAATGAGTAAAATTACTAAAATCGTATTGGACAAACAGTCCGACTTGATCTTAACTAATGCTACGTTGACAACACCACAAGGTCTTGTAAAAAGCGACGTTTCAGGATTAGTTACTGATTTAGCAAACTTAGTTACTGCTGATGCTGACGAAGCTGCTGCCCGCATTGCTGGTGATGCTGCGTTATCTGCATCTTTAGCTACTGAGGTTGCTGCACGTATCGCAGACGTTGACGCTGAAGAAGCTGCACGTATCGCTGCGGTAACAGCTGAAGAAACAGCACGTATCGCTGGTGACGCTGCATTGAGCGCATCATTAGACGCAGAAGTTGCTGCACGTATCGCTGACGTTGATGCTGAGGAAACTCGCGCAATGGCTGCTGAAGCTGCATTGTCTGCTTCTATCGCTACTGAGGTTGCTGCACGTATCGCTGACGTTGATGCTGAGCAAACAAGAGCGGAAGCTGCTGAGGCTGCACTAAGTGCATCATTGGTTGCTGAAACTGCTGCTAGAATCGCTGACGTTGATGCTGAAGAGACTCGCGCATTAGCTGCTGAGGCAGTATTGTCTGCATCTGTTGCAACTGAAATCGCTGCACGTGAATTAGCTGTATCTAACGAAGCAACTGCTCGTATCGCTGGTGATACTGCATTGTCTGCATCTTTAGCTGCTGAAATCACTGCACGTTTAGCTGCTGACGCTGCTGAGGTTGCTGACCGTATCGCAGGTGATGAAATGTTGCAAGACAACATCGACGCTGAAGCTGCAACTCGTGCTGCATCAGACATCGCATTACAAGCAAACATTGATACTGAAGTATCTCGTTCACAAGCTGCTGAAGCTGTAATCGCTGCTAACTTAGCTACAGAAATCGCTGACCGTATCTCAGATGTAAACGCTGAAGAAACACGTGCATTAGCTGCTGAAGCAATTTTATCCAGCTCAATTGCAACTGAGGAAGCAAGAGCAATCGCTGCTGAATTAGTATTGTCTGGATCTATCGTTGACCAAAAAGTACGTATCGATGCAATCTTATCTGCATCTAACGCTGACTACGATCAATTCGTAGAAATCGTTAACTTAATCAACTCTGTTGACACTACAAACGACCAAGCATTCGCTGCTTATGTATTGTCTAACGACGCTTACGTTGCTGCATTATCTGCATCTTTAGTTGCTGAAGAAGCTGCACGTATCGCTGATGTTGATGCTGAGGAAACAAGAGCTATGGCTGCTGAAGCTGCATTGTCTGCTTCATTAGTAAACGAAATCGCTCGTGCTACATCATTTGATGCTTCTATCTCTGCATCATTAGAGACTGAAACAACAAACAGAATCGCTGGTGACGCAACGTTACAAGCAAACATCAACACTGAGATCACTCGTTCATTGGCTGCTGAGCAAACACTTCAAGCAAACATCGACACTGAGGTATCTCGTTCACAAGCTGCTGACAACGCATTTACAGCTGACTTATCAGTTGAAACTGCTGCTCGTATCGCTGCTGATTCAGCAGAAGAAGCAAGAGCAATGGCTGTTGAGGCTGAACTTTCTGCATCATTAGTTGCTGAAATCGCTGCAAGAATCGCTGACGTTGACGCTGAAGAAACTCGTGCATTAGCTGCTGAGGCTGCATTAAGCGCATCATTGGCTGCTGAAATCGCTGCTCGTATCGCTGACGTTGACGCTGAAGAAGCTGCTCGTATTGCTGCTGTAACTGCAGAAGAAACTGCACGTATCGCTGGTGATGCTGCATTGTCTGCTTCATTAGCAACTGAAATCACTACTCGTACTGCAAACTCTGCATCTTTAGCTGCTGGTTTAGCTACTGAAATCACTACTCGTACTGCAAACTCTGCATCTTTAGCTGCTGGTTTAGCTGCTGAAATCACTGCACGTGCTGCTGCTGATACAGCAAACAGTGCATCTGCTGCAACTGCATTAACTGCAGAATCTGCATCTCGTGTTGCTGCTGACTTAGCATTATCTTCATCTTTATCTGCATCTATCGCTGCGTTACCAATGGTAGACGGTGTTACTATCCAGTTGACTGGAAGTACAGTTAGATTGATGGATACAGTTGGATCTGGTTCAAACGGTGTTCGTACATTCAACGGATTAATCAACGTTGGTGCTCAACCATCATCATTGGCTGGATACGGTGATTTATCATTAATCACTAAGAAAATCGCATTAGACGCTGACGCTGCATTAAGCGCATCTGCTGCTGCTGCTTTAGCTACTGAATCTGCTGCTCGTGTTGCTGCTGCTACTGCTGCAAGTGCATCTGCTGCAACTGCATTAACTGCTGAAGCTACTGCACGTATCGCTGCTGATTCTGCAAACAGTGCATCTTTCGCTACAGCATTAAACGCTGAAGCTGCTGCTCGCGCTGCTGCTGACACTGCTAACAGTGCATCATTGGCTGCTGCAATCGCAACTGAAATCGCAGACAGAAATGCTGCTGACGTAATTGCATCTGCATCTTTCGCTGCTGCATTAACATCTGAATCAATTGACAGAGCTGCTGCTGACGCTGCAAACAGCGCATCTTTAGCTGCTGCAATCGATACTGAAAAAACTCGTATCGACGCTATCTTGTCTGCATCTGTTGCTGACTACGATACATTTGCTGAAGTCGTTGCATTGATCAACTCAGTTGACACTACAAACGACAACGCATTTGCTGCATTCGCTGCATCTATCTCTGCATCATTAGATACAGAAGTTGCTGCTCGTATTGCTGGTGACTCTGCATTAAGCGCATCTTTAGCGGTTGAAATCGCTGACAGAGCTGCTGCTGATACTGCAAATTCTGCTTCTTTCTCTGCTGCAATGGACGGTGAAGCTGCTGCTCGTGCTGCTGCTGATACTACATTGTCTGCATCTTTAGTTGCTGAAGAAGTTGCTCGTATCGCTGGCGATGCTGCATTAAGTGCATCATTAGCATACTCTATCAACAACATCAACCAAGTAGCATTTGACGCATCTGCATCATTAGCTGCATCAATCGATGCTGAAGAAGCAAGAGCAATGGCTGCTGAAGCAGTATTGTCTGCATCTATCGCTACTGAGGCTGCTGACAGAGCAACTGCAGTTACTAACTTATCTGCATCATTCGAAACAGCTTTAGCTGCTGAGATCGCTGCACGTGAGGCTGCTGACGCTACATTAACTCAAGACGTTGCTGACATATTAGCTAACACTGATATCACTGCTATTGACTCGTTCAAAGAAGTAATCAACAACATCAACACAGTTAATGCTGCTAACTTCGACGCGGTATACGCTAAGAAAAACACAGTTACTGCTGCCGCTAACGGTACTACTACTGCATTTACATTCACAAACGCTGTTAAACCTGGATCTGAACAAGTATACTTGAACGGTCAGTTACTTGACATCGATGGTGACTACACAGTAAATTCAGCTAATGGTATGGTAACAGGAATAACTTTCGGAGTTGCTCCAGCTACAGCTGATAAACTTACATTCTACGGTGTATATGGTACATTAACTACTATGTCAAACGCTGGTTTATAATTAGCGCATAGAATATAGGAAGGGGCGCTTTTGCGCCCCTTTTTTTGTTTTAGCTATATGAATGAACCGCCGTGGTTCTCGACGAAATTCCGTACGTACAACAACTTATCTTCGTCCGTTGCCGCGTGATACCACAACCAAACATATGAGCGCTCAATATTGGCCAACTCATCCTTCTTTGCTTGTACTCGCATTTCAATTATTGGTTTATCCATTGCATCAATGGTGTGCGCTATGTTCAATTTAACGCATATGTTGTATAATTCAAACAAATCGTATGTTTCCATCGCTATAGTTGCATCAACATACAAATCGTTATGTTCATCCGTTTTGGCTTTGTCCGGATGTGTCAACTTAACTATATCGCGATACAATTTCTTCACCTTGTTGCGCACAGATTCATCTATTGTGTTCGGGTCAATACGTTTTTTCTTTTTGCCCTCTTGCCCTTGCGCCGGAGGCATTGGCGGTGGAGGAGACATATTTAGCGTCGCCATAAACTCATGCACCTGCTCAAGAAAAGGTGTTTTCCCTTGCAGTAATTTCTGTATTTCGAGTTGTTTTAATTTATCGTTCATGTAATTACGTTTTGGTGATACATATTTTTCCCAACCGTTAACATATGTATAATGGTAATAATTTTAAATATTTAAACATGGCAATTTTATCTTATGGTCAGGTTGGATGGCGTAGCGCAGCTGTAGCACCTTCATCTGGTGTAGATGCAGACGCGTTAGCATTCATAACGGCGGCGGTAATCACCAACACGACCCAACAAAACGCTATCAATACGTTAGTAACCGACCTTAAAGGTTATGGTATATGGAGTAAAATGAAAGCGATTTATCCAATGGTTGGTGGTACTGCAGCACAACACCGATTCAACCTTAAAGATCCAAGAGCTGTAGATGCGGCATTCTATTTAACATTCTTTGGTGGTGGTACACACTCAGCAACTGGTTATTTACCTAATGGTAATTCATATGCCGATACTAAATTAACACCAAGTGTAAATTTAGGTGTTAGTTCAGCCCATTTTAGTTATTATTCAAGAACGGCAACAACAAGTGATAGTAATAACTATGTGATGGGTGCAGATAATACCTCTGGTTTTACTGCAATTATTTTAAGAAATAATACAAAATTCTTTAGACATACAATAAATAATTCATCATTCGAAGATGCTGGGTATAATGGTACTTTAAGTACTAGTGGTTTATTTTTGGGTACACAAGATGGTACTAATGTAAAACTATTTAGAAATAGTACTAATATAGCCCAAAACACTGCTACAGACTCTAGACTAGCAAGAGTAAATTTACCATTATTTATAGGTGCTGATAACAATGTTGGAACAGCTGCGGCATATACAACTGCTGAATCAGCATTCGCATCAATTGGTGATAGTTTAACAGATGCTGAAGCGGCTAACTTCTACACAGCTGTTCAAGCATACCAAACTACATTAGGTCGTAACGTATAACCTTAACTCATTAAACAACACATGGAAAACGTATACAAATTAACAGAAACACAAAAAGACACATTAATCGGTCAAACTTGGGACGGAGTACAATATTTCAATCCTACACTAGACGCAGACGGAAACTGGTTTATTTCCGTAGAGGAAGTAAACGGATGCACACATCAGGGTATGGTTGAGTGGATCCACGAATTACCACTTATACCTTACAACCCAGTAATATCTGAGTTACCATTTTAATTTAAAGTTAGTTACACAACACAAATTATAGCCACCCTCACCGGTGGCTATTTTTTTTCACCCCCCACCCATATTTATACACGATATGGCAAAAGCAAGAAAACCCCGAACTAAGTCACAGCGACAAATCTCAAACGAACAAGTTGAACCGTACGTTAACCAAGAAACTGGCGAAACATTAGGCAACCCAAACCAACCAAACACGTTTGAGCAATTTACCAAAACAGAGCAATCTGGGAACGAATTTAACCGTTCGGAAAAAATATCCTTCCGTAACGATGCCACTAAGCCATTCACCGTTGGTATCCAGGACATGGACGAATCCGTTCTGTACTACTTCAACGAAGTCATTCGCCCAACTGTACAACAAAACGGACAGCGTATTGCTGTACCAGTAATATATGGTGCACCTGAACGTTGGAAATCGGCACAAAAGGACGGGTACTACAAAGACAAAAACGGCAAAATCATGGCGCCCATAATCATGTTCAAACGTGACACTGTGGAACGCAATAACTCCATCACCAACAAACTGGACGCCAACCAACCACATTTGTATGCAACTTGGGCCACTACATACAACGCAAAAAACACATATTCAAACTTCGATTTACTCAACAACCGTAAACCAGTTAAAACATACCAATTAATCGTCATACCTGACTACGTTAATTTATCCTATAGTTGCACTGTACAAACATATTATGTTGACCAACTCAACAAAATAGTTGAGGCCATCAACTACGCATCAAATGCATATTGGGGTGATCCGGAACGATTCAAATTCAAAGCAAACATTGACTCATTTACCACATCAACCGAACTAAACGACGGGCAAGATCGTACTGTAAAGGCTACATTTACACTTAAATTGTCGGGTTACATTATCCCGGACAATATACAGAAAGAAGTATCCGCACATCGTAAATTTAACAGTAAAGCACAGGTAGTAATAAGCACTGAAACATACTATTCCGGGTCCTCGAACATTTAGTGGATTTAGCCATATTTATAATTAAAACATAAGATGGCAAAAAACCTATCGAACAACGGCATAGTTCTTAACCAAACAATCTACCCCCAACACGTATCACAGTCAGTAGACGCATTCACAGGTGCAGACGACTACGATATTACCGTATCAGGTTCATTTACCGTAACCGGTTCCACCTCAATCCAAGGCGATGTAAACGTAGATGGTTCTACCACTATGTATGGCAATGTAGTAGCACCCAACTTAACCAATACTGCACAAACCAATGTAGTAACATTTAATCCAGTCAACGGTCAATTATACTACACTGCATCAAACGCTATATCCCCTGCATCCGCATCATATGCTATAAGTGCATCGGCGGCTGACAGCGCTATATCTGCTAGTTACTCAACTACATC